GAAGAACGCAACGCCGCAGAACGAGGTCAACGTCATCGGTCAGTTGATTCAGCAGGCTGTAGTAGGTGACATGGCGCCCAAGCAGATAGACGAGGTAATCGACTTGGACTCTATAGTGATGCCCAAGACGAAGGTAGTGAATGGACGATAACGCTGCCGCACTGAAGGCGCTTGAGTGGTTGCGCGACCCGAGGAGTTCTCTTCTTTCTCTTGGGCAAGTGCATGACCAGAAGACGGGGCAGTTCGTAAAGTACGCTCCCGACCGTCTGACGCATACATTGCAGCAGGGCATTCTTGACTATGCTTCAGCGCCCCCACGTACAAGTAGCGGGCAGACGAAGTTCTTAACGGTGCTCACAGCACGGCAGATGGGGAAGAGTCTATCGAGTGAGTACGTGTTGTACCCGAAAGCGGCGTATCAGCCGGGGCATGACCACGTATGTATTGCAGATACGCGCGACCGGGCGGAATATCTCCACAAACGGGTCCACCACTTGCACGAGCGCTGGCCTACGGCGTTGAGGTCGGAGACATTAGCGACGCGAGAGACGAGACAGCTAACTTTTCATCCCAGGCAGGGTGGAAAAATGCGCGTTTTGTCTGCGGAGGCGGGGACGGTGGGTGTCGGACAGTCGCCTGACAGCTTTCATGCATCGGAATGTGCGTTTTGGGCTGATTTTGCAGGCTCGATGTTCCTTATTTGGCCTTCTTTGATGAATAGGGACCACGCATTGGCGATTTTCGAGTGTACTCCGTGGGAAGCTAACGGCGATTGGCATCATCATTGCCTCGAAGCTAAACGGGGTGCGGGAAGGCATTGTTACGTCTTTGCCCCATTTTGGGACGGCGTTTTGAACGAACGTCCCTGGGCAAAAGACGATGTACTGGAAAATGAGGAGATTGCCCTCTTAAACCAGTACGGAGAGTCCGGATTGAGGAAGGAGCACCTCGCATTCCGGCGTCTGATGATGGATACCGACGTTAAAATCCGTCGAAATCCCGAACTCTTCCGAGTTTTCTACCCATTCGACGATATCAGTTGCTGGATTACAGCATCGAACGCAGCGATTCCTGCTGGTGCGATAGAGAAGCATAAGAACAGTCCGGATTTGGTCGATTGGAACCCCGTGATGGGCTACCAAGAGTATGAGGCTCCACAGCCCGATGCCCTTTATGTCCTTGGGGCCGATCCTTGCGGCCATGCCGCACGCGACCATGCATCCTTTCAGGTCCTAAAATGCTATGACGGCGAATGGACACAGGTGGCAACGTATGCAGAACACAGCGAACCCATTGTTTTCAGTAACAAAATCGTGGAGATTGCGACCCGCTACAATAAAGCGATGGTCGTTGTCGAATCCAATGGAGTTGGACAATCCGTCCTCGCGTTGCTTCGAGACTGGGACTATCGAAACCTGTTCTATGAAAAGCTCAAGCGACCTGGCTTCACTACGACAAGTAAAAGCTTGGACCAGTCGTTGGGATGGTTAGTTGATGGCCTGCTTGATGAACTGGTGTTGTACGATAAGGATTTGATCGACCAGTTGATGTCGTACAAGAACGACAAGCGCATTGAGGAGAACCCGAACAGCGAGATTATGCGGGGGAGTTCATCGAGACGCCGCCGTGACCGCCACCACTGGGACAAGGTGAGCGCTTTGATGATGGCGTTGGCCGGAGTGCGACAACTGCCGAGACGGCAAAAGCCACAAGCAGAACGGCTTGAAGAGAACGTGGTACTGTTCCCATCGTGGGACGCATGGAACGATTACCAAAATAAGGCAAACGCTGATAAGCGGAAAAGAGAAGCCGGTTCTTCATTACGGAAGTCCCACGGTGCTTGGTATAACAAAGGCCCACGGAGGCGGTAGCTGATGGCACGCAACTACAGAGAAGAGTACCTCCGTGACCATTGTAGTGAAACAGCCAAGAAGCGTCGTGCTCGTTGTAACAAACTACGGAGAGAAGCATTACGGAAGGGGCTTGTTGCGAAGGGTGATGGGAAAGAGATCGACCACTGCGTTCCGATGTCCAAGGGCGGTTCGGATAGTTCTTCCAACACCCGCATTGTAAGCCGCGCCACAAACCGGAAGAAGCAGGATAAGCGTTCAGCATAGCGCTACAGGAATAACTAATGGCATTAACAGGCAATCAAATCAGCGAACTCATCGGAGTTCACAAGTCCCGCAGCAGCCGCGAACGCAGCCAATGGGACCGTTATCTCCGTTGGTACCGTTCCCAGTATTGGGGCCCTACACCGGACATGGCGTTTGATCGCACTTCTGATCAACAGGTATCTGTTGAGACAAACTACCCCTATGCCTTTATCGACTCGATGGTATCGAGCATCGTGCCCCCGAACCCACAAGTAAGCGTCGTTCCTCGGGCACCGAAGGTGGCGGAGAGCGCGAAGTACCGGCAGGCGCTGGTTAACGATGTGTTCCATCGCAACCGGATGGCGCAACACCTTTGGCGTTTGTCTACTTACGCCTCTGTATGTGGCCGTGGTGTGATGAAGGCAGTGTGGCGTTTTGAGAAGCAGTCGGTAGAATACCGCGTCATCGACCCGCGTTTCATCTGGTTTGATCTATCCGCAGAGAAGTGGGAAGACATCAAATACGTGATCGAGGTCACCGCGCTTACGAAGGCCGAGTTTGAGCGCCGCGCGAAGTCACCGCTTGACCCGAAGAAGCCACGCGGAAAGAAGCGTTATGCTCCCGAGGTTGCAAAGCGCGCCGAGTTCGGTAGTTACCCGACGTGGCTCAAGCCTGCATTGAAGGACGCGCAGCAGATTAACAGTGAGGTCTTTGATTGGGTCATCGTATATGAAATCTACGACCTGACTTCGAATCTGTACTACCATTATCTTGAAGACATGCCGGAGCCCTTGTTTAAGGGAGACCTACCGTATCGGTTTGTAAAGAATCCATACCGTTTGCTGACGTTTAACGACAATCTCCAGAGTCTTGAAGGGATTAGCGACATCCAAATCATCGACCGTCAGCAGCAGATGCTGAACGAGTTGGACACATTGGAGCTTCGTCACGCCCAGGCAACAATCCCCGTCACGCTTTTCCATGCAGGGATGGTAGATAATCCCACGGCTTTCGCGAACAATCTGATGGAAGCGACCTCTCCAGGCGATGCTGTTGCGTTGAATGCGCGTCCTGGGGTTGGGATTGGAGATGTAGTTGCGCATACTCCGACAGCGGTGCTTTCTCCGAGTTTCGACAAGATGCGAGAGCGGTTAATCCGTTCAATCGAGTTTGCGCTTGGTCTGCCGCAATACGCCCGTGGCGTCGTCGGTGTGGCAGATGTGGCTACGGAAGTGGCGTTGGCAGACCAAGCCATTCGAACTCGGAATGGCCGAAGGTTACAAGCCATCCAATCATTATTGGAGTGGGCAGCGAAGGCGACCGTGGGGCTTTATGAAGAGTTCCTACCTTCCGATTCACAGCTTCCGATTCGCCTTACGGGTCGGCGCGAGTCGCTGATGGTGACCCGAAGCAGCCTTGCAGCACGCCACCCAGGCAAGAAATACGCACAAGAGCCGATGGATTACGACTATGAAGTCGTACCATTCTCTCCCACGGAAAACAGCCGAGTGATTCAGTTGAAGAACTTGAGTCAGGTACTCGACCTCTTCTTACAGAGTCCCGATGTAGATAAGCGAGCGCTTATGGAGATGCTCACCGACCTCCTTAACCTTGATGCGAGCCTGCTTCGAGACGAGGAAGAGGTAGCAGCAGAACAGCAAGCGATGGCCGCAGCGGCAGCGCCCCCAGCAGGAGGCGCACCTATGGGAGCACCACCACCTGGGCCAGAAGGGGTCGCAGGTCCCGGCGGCGTTATTCCAGGAGCCCCCACAGTCCCCATTCCGCCTCTCCCCGTTGGCGGCCCAGGAGTAGGATAAGATGGCAACATTATCAGAGCGGAAAGCAGAGTTGCGTAAGCTTTATGCAATAAGAGATCATAAACGGAAGTTGGGCCAACCTACGGACGACATCGATAGTCAGATCATTGCAGCGAGACGTGCTTGGAATGTCACAGAGCCGCATCCCAGCGATGGCGATGCGGTTATAACGAGGGAGCAGATGGTTGGGATGCCTGCTTCGCCGACCTCTATGCGTAGTCCAGTAACTCTCGGGCCAGCAGAGGCGGTAGAAAAGGGCGAGAAGGGGCCGAGAAGAGTCGCAGAAGAGAGGCTACAGGCCGCCCAAGCTGCTTATGACGCAAACCGAACATCGAAGAAAGTTGAAGATGAGCTTAAAACTGCTAAAAGAAGCTACGACGCCCTTCTGGGCAGAAGGATCGAGGGTGTGGGGGGCCGCTTTGGTCAAGCAACGCCTCCAAAAGACTTTAAGGGGAAAGTCGGCGATGCTCCCGAAGATCTCTCGGCTGAAGAAGCAGAGATTGCCGACATTGTGGGATCTCGTAAGATTGGTGAGACAGGCATTGTCAAGGCAGGCTCAAGCGCGATCACCCCGAGACCTTCGATAGAAGCGCAAAGGGGGCTGGACAGGGCTGCTGCTTTGCAAGAGCAGATTGCTCAAAGAGAGCGGGAGCAAGAGGCTTTCGCTGCCCAGCAAGGGGGTGCCCCGGCACCCGGTGACCCCGGAGAGGATACACTCCAAGATGTACTCCGGCAGGGCGGGTTTAGGGGCGACGGAGGAGAAATCTTCGAGGGAGGGGAGCCGCCTAAACAGCGGTTCTACCGCCACCTACCTCCCCAGGTAGCAGTTGAGCCCACTCTTGGGCCAGCACCAGCACCAGCACCAAAAGAAGAGCCAACAGTCCGCGAACAAACACAGGGCGCGGCAAAGAATGCGCTTAATAATGCGGGCAAAGCAGCCAAGCGCAAAGCATATGAAGCAGCGGGGATATTCTAATGCCTATTTACAGTATCGATTGTCCTGAATGTGGAGTCATCGAAGACTTCCTTTCTTTTGAAATCACCGACAGCACGCACCCTTGCCCAGACTGCGGGACAACCTCTCCGAAGCTTGCGTCTGCTTGTGTGACAGTGGGGCCGATGCCCTCAAAGCCAATCCAGTCAAACAGTGCTGGCATTTCCATCGAAAGCAACTCGCAACTTCGGGCATATAAAGAGCAGAACCCGAATGCGAACTTCGTAGATACTTCTTCTGCGTATTGGAAGCAGAAGAAAGAACGTCTTGCGGAACGCCGAGAGACTTCGATCAAGAAGCAAGGCTATAAAGATTTCCAAGAATATAAGACCGAAAAACGAAAGGAAGTCGGTCGTACTCCCGTTACTCCCAAAATCCAAGTTGGAGGCTGAAATGGCCGAACTCCCCCCTCCCGAAGAACTCGAACAGATGAGCATGGAAGAGCTTGACGCTCTTGCAGCACAAGTAGCCGGAGGAGCACCTCTTCCTGGGCCAATGGATCCTGCAATGGCAGAGCCGATGCCTGAAGCTCCGATGGAAGAAGCTCCGATGGAAGAGCTTCCTGGTACGGAAGCGCCCCCGATGACGGGTGTTGAGGAAGCGCTTGCAGGTATCCTTTCTGCAACAGCGGATGCTTCAACGGTTGTACAGCAGCTTCGTGAAGCTGGTTTTAAGATTGTTCCGGCAGACGGACCTTCGGACGACCAGATGGAGGCCATGACTCCTGAAGCGGAAGAAGAGGCTTCGGCAGCGGCTGAACTGGTTGATGGTGCTGAAGAGGTAGGAGATGCCGCTGAAGAAGAGGACGATGAGAAACCCAAAAACATGAAAGAGCGTCGTCAGCGTGCGGCGCGCAATGCGCTTGAAAAAGGCGCGTAGGAGCCACAGATGAGTGAAGTTGCCACAACTGAAACCACTTCCACTGAAGATGACGCACCAGTAGAAGTTTCCTCCGAATCCAGTTCGGGGGGAGCTTCTTCTGACGCATCTGCGGGCGCACCGGAAACCTCGGCGGACGCCTCTACAAACGGGTCGGATAGTTTCGACTTCTCTGGTTGGGACGGTGCGGAAGAGTCTTTGCCGGATTCATACCGTCCCGTCTATACGAACATTAACGAGCGGCTGAATACTGGCGTTAATGATCTGCGTGAAGGCTTACGCCGCGACCGCGAGATTTACCAGGCACTTCTTGATGGAGAGGATGTAGCGGGTAAGCAAGCAGAAGAGCTAAAAACCCTACGCGCCGAGTTGGAGGGCTTACAGACAAACTCTTCTTCCTGGGCAGAAGAGAAGACGGGATTTGAATCCCAGATTTCGGAGTTAAGCGGTAAGCTCAACCAGCTTCAGGATGCCGAACAGGCTGCTGTAGACGAGTGGGCGCGCGGATTCCAACAGCAGCATGAACAGATTCTATCGGATGAGAAAGTAAAAGCCGATTTTGTTGCGATGTTGGAAGCGGGGGTTGATCCCGAAGTTGGGATCGAGCTTATTCAAGTGCCGGAAGCCATATCTAATAAGGCTTTACAGTACATGAGTGACGGTGTTCCCGGTAGTTATGCACTGCGGCTGGCAAAAAACGAAGCACAAGAAGCAGAAATAGTTGAGCCTCGGCCAGCAGCACAGTTGACCGCAGGAGCCACCCCCGCTACAGTTCCAAATAGTTCGGAGAAATCTATTACTTCGAACACTTTTTCCATTAGGGATGTTCGTCGTTTGGCGGCAACCCGAGCTTATAAAAAGCGTACTGGATAACTTCCACAGCCAAGTGAGGAGATAACTCATGGCCATTTCCCCCGAAGTGCTGAATGATGCGCTTCAGGAGCTTGCTCCGACGTATTCCAACCTGTTCGAACGTTTCTCTCCCGTTCTTCAAAAGATCGTGGACAAGGGAAACATCGAGCGTAATCGCGTTCGCGGTCCTTTTAAGGAGTTCCGTGTTGTCACTGACGGTCCAGGTGATGTCACCCAGATCATAGACGGTGGCGAGATTCTCGCTTCTACGCGCAAGGACATTACGGCCAAGGGCAGCACCTATGGTGCGCGCTTGATCTACAGTTTCCTTGTTCCGGACAAGGATATGGCGGAAGCAACCGGACCTGCTGATGTCGAGCACATCATTAAGCAGTACCCGGAAGCGGGGTTGATGGACTTCCACCAACGTATCGCCAAGCAGCTTATGAACGGTAACGGAACCAACGTTGGTGGTTTCCTTACGTTCAACGGCGACACGACTTACGCCTCGCAAGACGGTACGAACCGTGCCGGTGCTTTCGAGTTTGACACTGAAGCATCTCAAACCGATGCAGTTTTTGGTCTTACCAAGAACACGGTTTCGGGATGGTTCAACGGCTACCGTGACATCTCTTCGATGGCTTCGGATGGTATTTCCAAGCTTCGCCAGGCATACTTCGGCGCTTCCCGTCGCGGCAAGATGAGCGGTCCGGTTGACCTTCTTCTCGCTGACGAACTCTCCTACACCAACTACATCGACCTTCTGGATGATCGCATCATCGTCGAAGATTCGGTGAAGGGTGAAGGCGGAGCGGAAGACTTGAAGCAGGGAATCAAGTTCCTCGCTGCAACGATGTTCCTCGAAGAGTTCCTTGAGCCGACTGATACGGCTGTCTTCAGTGCAGCAGCACAAGACGGTGTGATCTACGGATTGAAGACCTCGACGTGGCACGCTTACACCCTGGGCTCGGATGCCAAGATGGAAACGACTGGCGACTTCGCCATTCGTGGCCCGCTTCGTCGTCCCGACATGGATGCTCACCAGTTCGAGTACGTCCTTTACATGGGTATGTACTGTGACATGCTTTCCGCTAACTTCGCCGTAACCGGCGGACGCATCCCGTAAGGAGTTTACAATGCCTACAAACGCTTTTCCATCAACTATTACGCAAGTAGATACCGCTGCTCGTTTCCCCCTGGGCTACGAAGTGACTGTTCCGGCTAAAGGTGCAGGCACTACGGCTGACCGGGGTGAGCAGGTTTGGATCTACGTCTTCAACGATGATGCCGCCTGGGCAGAAGGCATCGTAGTCATGCGCGATGCTACTACCGTTACTTATGATGGCGTGCTTTCGACAGCGGCTGTTCCTGCTATTAGGCTTCTCGGCGTTGCCCAACATGTTATCGCTGGTGGAAGTTACGGCTTCATTTTGAAGCGAGGAATCGGCGAAGTCCAAGCAGACGATACTGGTAACGATCAAGCAGACGATCCTTTGGTTACCCGAGGTGCAGTCGGTCGAGCAGACGTTATGGCTGCTGGTGAAGAACATTGTGTCTTTGCCTTCTCGACAGAGAACGCTGGCGCTTCAGCGGGCGATAAAATGACCTGCATGATCAACTGCCCCGGATAAAGGACGTAGCCCATGAACAGGGCTGACATTCGTCAGGCTGTCTTCGATCAAGTCGATTGGCAGCCTGACACATCCGAAACACTGTTGAGTAGGCTCAATCGATTTATCAATCGGGCCTACCAACAGTTAGCGTTAGAGGCCCCATACTTCTTCTTTGAAGATAAGGTCTCTTTTGCTACGCAGCCGGATGTAAAAAATGACAAGACTGCTGCTACAGATCTTGTTCGGACCGAAGCTGGGAATGACCAGTGGGTGCTCACGCGCCCTCGGGGCATTGCCGGTGTTGATAACTGGGCAATAGATGGAACTTGGGACGGTCGTGTAATCGAGGTCAAAGACCCTTCGGGCCAATGGCATCGGCGCATCGCGCGAGAGTTCTGGGAAGATGTTCCCTCCAACCTACTGTTTGTTTCCTTGGATCGCCCTTGGCCAAACACAGTAGACATCGACATGGAGTACCGGATTACTACTCCCCGGTATTTCCTTCCGGCTGATGTAATCCAGGTAAACTCGGTACGTCTTTGGGATCCCACGCGACGCGCTCCTCTCGCTTTGACTTATGAAGAGGTAGCGGAGCGTTACAGCCTGGACGATATTCAGGGCGCGACGAACGCTTCAGGAACTCCTGTCCGCGCATTCCGTCAGGGGCATTGGAAGATCCAAGCTCCTACGAAGGCCCCTGAAGTAGAGAAAGCCGGTCCCTGGAGCGGTTCAGATGCCGCTGGGCAGTTCGACTACTGTTTCACGTATATCTGGGGTAAGCGGGACGCAGAATACGCCTTATCAACAGGCACAAGCGAAGCGCTGTGGGAAAGCTCGCCCTCCCCGATCAGCAGTAAAATCGAAGCGGCGATAGGTTCAGCCACCTCTTCAGGCACGGGAGTGCGTCTAACGCTGCCCAATATTGATTGGATGCTGAACTTCGACCAGACGGCTACTGCTCGTAAAACGCACAGTGGTCTACGCAAACGCATTTACCGCCGTCGTTATACAGCTACAGATCAGCACACAGACAGTGAAACACCTGAAGTTTTCGAGTTTCTGGCAGAAGTCGATGGTGCCACAACACTCTACGAGGATAACGGCGCTACGCTTGCTGACATCCAGCATCGCTTACGGGCGATTCACGGGTATCACACACTGCAACTCTCCCCCCTCCCTGATGCTCGGTATGACGTAGATGTTCGTTGTGTGCGCCGTCCCCGAGCACTCGACAATGACTTTGATGTACCGAATCTCCATCCAGAAGCGATGGATATTCTAATCTACAAGATTCTCGTCCTTTTCTACGAAGCGATGGGTAACCCCGAGATGTCTGTTCGATCTCAACAGATGTATGAGGACAGGCGCACAACCCTAAACAATCGGTATGGGTCTTTACCTGATACCTTCAGGAAGCGTCTTGCGCGGGCTTCTGATAGGCTGCCCAGATCTACAATGCTGATTGATACATCTGGAGATGGTTATGGATATTGAATACGATTTGCCTGAAGGCGCACCGATTCCTGGCGCGATGTACTACTGCCACGCTGCCGACGGTACGCGCGACTTCATCACGGTAATCGCCCTTGAGATTGCCCGAGACGGTCGTCATTGGCGCGCTATTGTTTCAGGCGTCCGGTTTGGTAACGAGCGTATTACTGATACGGACAATCGCCTTGTCCGAATGAAGTACACGCTTTATTCTGCTCCCAGCCCTTCTGCCGCGTTCGCTGACCTTTCTTCCCAGGCAAAAGAGGAAGAAGCGCCTAACGCAGCAGACCTGGAGCTTTACGACCAGATCTTGTAGGAGCCACCATGCCCGACGAAAGGAATAGGAACATCGTCGGGCCGCTGTTCTTACGAACGCAGTCCGATGAGATTCTCGCCCCCGAGAACGTAGCAGAGAAGATCGAAAACTTCGAGATTACTGCTGCGGGAACTCTGCGTTCTGTAGAGGGGCCGCTTCCCTTTGTTCCGGCCATCCCCCCTGGTCCTGCCAGCAACTCCACGACAACCTCGCCAACGTACCCAAGCTACGGAACGATGCACGGCATCTTCCACGCCAAACTGGATGGCGGTGCTCGGGATGTGCTCTTGGTACATAGCGGGGGCGATATTTTAGAGTTCAATGGGAAAGCAGCAGGGACTCTGGACACCTGGACTACGCTGGTATCTACCTCTTCTGGGCTACTCAATAGAACGCTCCAGGATGACTCTTCTCCGCAGTTTCCCTGCCAGTTTGAGTCTACCCCTCGGGGAATCATCATTGTCCCCCAGGGAGGCTCTGAAGCCCTAATGTATGACGGAGATATTCTTCTCCCTCTGGGCTATTCAGGTATACCCCCAGCGCCCCAAGGATTAGGGCCGGGATCCGGAACCTCTAACGACTCTTCAAGTGTAAATAACACGGGGTATACAGTCGGATACTACCGGATGAACCAATCCGACCAAACACCGACCTCAAACCTTCAAAGATGTAACGCTTTTGGGGACGGTCGATTAGGCACACTCCAAACGACACCGGGAATGATCGCTCCGAGCGGAACGGGCGGTACTGCCGATGAAATCCCAAATGCAGGCACCCTTCTTCCAGGCAGCTATCGTTGTGCGGTTCAGTGGATCAACCATTTCGGAGATATATCAGCCCAATCTCCCAGATCTAACCCGATTACATGGGAAGCAGAAAACAGTGATGTAGACCCGCTTGTTACAACTGTTCCTGCTCGCCTCACCTCTGTCTTAAAGCAAGTGCTGTGGAACTCTGTTCCCCAAGGGCCAGACGGGACTAAAGGCCGTATTCTTTCGCGCACGCTCGATGCGCGGAATGCTGAAACTACAGATCTCTTCGTACTTACAGGAGACTACGCAGGCTCCACTACAGGCGCTTTCGCCACGATTCCAGATAATATTACTGAAATGTGGGCAGACAACACAGCGGATGGATTATTATTCAATAATCCGCGTGAAGTTCTTCCAATGCCGAAGTTCCGACTCTGCCGAGTTGCGATGGGGCGGCTGTGGGTAGCGAACACACGGTCTGATCCAGGCATCCTCATCCCCTCTTATCCAGGCATGTGGGGAACGCTTCAGAAGGATGCAGAGATTTTCCCAGATGCTTCTGGGGACGAGATTACAGGTCTTTGGCGTACTTCGGGGGGCCTCCTCGCTTTTACCGCGCAAAGTACCTACTATATCGAGCCTGGGTATAGTGGCGATCAACCCTTCCGGTCTTCCACACTACACCCTTCAATCGGTTGTGTGGCCCCAAGCTCCATTGCCGAAATGCCGAACGGTTTGATTGTTTGGTTAGGCCGGGATGGCTTCTATGCCTATGACGGCGAGAAGTTTGCGAAGATTTCCGATGCGATCAAAGAGACTACAGCCCGAATCATAAAGGGACGGGCGAAGCAAGCTACTGCTGCTGTCGATTACGACAAAGGCGAGTACCGATGCTGGGTAGCAGTTGATGGCAGCGTAGTTAACAACCTTTGCTTTGTGTTCGACGGTAATGGCTGGAGACAGCGTACCGACGCTAACTTTGCAGGCGTGTGTACAACCCGCGATCACCGACGCTATATGATTGGCTGTGGGCGGATAACTGATGATGCGGGCACCGCCAGGGATGGCGTATGGCTGTTGGACCATGCGGTTAAGTCATTCTCAAGCCAGTCCAGAGAGTCTCGCATCGAGACAGTGTGGCTTGCTGGTACACGTTCCGAAAGCCGTAAGAGCGCACTGACCGTGAAACTATGGCTTCGAGAGACGCACACAACAGGGACGCTTACCGTAGATGTATACCGAGACTGGCGAAAAGACAGCCCAGAACAGACGGTAACATTTGAGTTGGACTCACCTGAAGATAAGCCGTCAGCATGGGACACTGCTCTCTTGGGCAGTGAGGAAGCATATTGGGTCCGAAGACGCCCCTTTTGGAGTCGGAAAGATATCTCGATTCCCTCGTGTGAAACGTACAAGCTCATCATCAGGTCAAGCAGTCCCATTGAGTTTGTAGGAATGTCTATCGATGAAAGCCCGCGTCCCAACGCGATGCGTATGCCAAGGGGATAGAAATGGCTTGGAAGTTCCCAAAACGGAAGATTGAGTCAGGAGAACCCACCGGGGTCGAAGACATCAATGAAAACTTCGCTGAATATTCGCAGGAAAGCGGCTCGATTAACGAGCATAACTTCCGGTCAAATGCGATTAGCTCCAGAACAGAGTTGGCAGCAACAGCCGGTTTTGTGATCACATCTGCGTCCCAGGCAGTAAATCCAAACATTGTGAATGGCTCTTCTGGCCCAGACAACTCGACTGACGGTAATAATGATATTCCAGGGACGACAAACGCGTGGACTCCTATCGATGATTTGTCTATTACGCTAAAGACAGAAGATTCCCCCCTTTGGGTTCTCGTCTCACTCCAGCATTTTGGATCCGCAGACGTTTCATTTGCAATATCAATAGACGGATATGTATTACCGGAAAGCATTATTGGGGGTGTTACTTATGATAACGACCCCGATAGCAATCCGAATAGTGGTGAAAGCCCATATGTGCTTGATGCTGTTGTACCCGTGATTGCAGGGACGCATGTAGTGCGGGCTGTCGTAAAGTTTCGGAGTAGAGTGTTTTCTACGGCTACGGGTTCCTTGAATGCGATCCAAAATCGAGAACTCATTGTCGTCGAGATGAGGAGATAGGATGCCCATTACTTACAGCCGAATAAGTAACGGAGACGCCTTCGATGCTTCATCTCTCAACACCTCGTTTTCAAGTATTGAGACCTCTCTGAATGGGCTTACCCAAGCAGATGTTGCCCCGGAAACGTTTGGAAGGGACCACCTTCCGGGTTTAGTGGTGGCTGTGCCTACCCCTATCTCCCAGGTAGCGGTAGTCGAATATACAAGAGCGAACGCTGCATATGTAGGGTGGGGGCATACACCCGTTACCGATTGGGACACTATAAACACCAACGGTGGAGCAGGTGGAGGCACTGATTTAGAGCTTACAATCAGTGCAGTTGATCCTACAGACTCCAAGTACGGTGGCGTACTGGTTTTCTTAAATGCTCAAGTACAGGCTTTACGAGATTTTCCCTCTTCTGGGCCCGGAGAACCTCAAAACGAGTTTTTTGGGATCTTCGCTATTCAAGTGTATGCGGGAAGTTCTTGGTTTCACCTTGCTCGGACTGAACGGTATGTTCGAGGAGACATTCTTACGGGCGCTACTGCGGCTACGCAGAGTCTTCAAAGCCTGTTCTTCGATATTCCGATTAGGACTTTGATTAGGGCATCCGATGTCTCAAACAACTCGATTACGAAGATTAGAGCAGTATGCGCGATAGCAAAGCTGGATTCAGCCGGAACAGCAGCAGACCATAAGCTTCAGCTTAAACGCTGTACGTTGTCCGCTATCGCTTTACAGGGGAGTCTTTCCTAATGACTACAATCACTCTCCCGCATGTTTTTGTCGATGGGTCAATCGCCTCTTCTGACGAAGTTATGGAGAACTTCTACAATCCCGACCTCCCTGGGCAAAGCTTCGAGACGTTGAATGGGTATCTCGACAACTCCAACCGGGCTTCTGGGTGGGGCGAACTCGACTTCCGCCACATCCGTCAGGGCGCATTCTCTTCAGGAGAGATGGTAGGTAAGACCGAGCCTATGGATTTTATGGGTGGTACTTTAGCCAGCGCATCTGTCTTTAATCCAGGGTCTGCTTCTTCTGGCGAAGCTTTCCCTGGGGCCTATGAGCCGATCAGCGGGGCTTCAATCGAGTTCTACCTTCCTGATGATCCTGCGGCTGTTATCTTTACATGGCAGATCTTCGTAGGATCTGACGCCTCTTTCACAGCGGCTGCTGCGGGTACAGCTAAAGTGTTTCTCTACTTCTTGATCGACGGAGTAGCGCAAACCGAGACAAAGCGAGAACTTCCTTTTATGTTCTGCGACCACACCTTGAGTGGGGGTGCAGGGGCGTATAATGAGGAAAGACAGCGAGTCTACTCTGGGCACTGCGTCAAAACGAATCTCACTGCGGGCTGGCACTCGGCAAGCCTTCGGATCTGGTCATCAGCGAATCTGGCCCGTGTTAGGGTCAGAAACATGAAATACATTCGGTTTAAGTAGGAGGCGGAAATGGCTTTAGGCGGTGCAGGCGCTCTTTCGCGCCAAGCGACAAAACGTGAGGGGCAGGCCGTTGCGTCTGGGCAGATCTACGAACAGGCCCAAGCCGATGCCAGAAAGGCCAGTGAACGCGCTGCCCGTCAGACCGCTGCCCAGGCGCAAGCGCAGATGGGCGCAGTGCAGGCGATGGGAGCGCAGTCCCCAGGCCGAGGCGCTGCACTCGCACGACAACTTGGAGGAGCGATTGGTCAAGCCGCAGCAGCGGGGCAGGCTCAAGCGGCTACACAGCAGGCGGGCATTGCAGAGCAGCGTCGTCAGGCTGTCCAGGCCCAACTGGAACGCCAGCAAGAGCGTAACCGTCAGACCCGCGAGGCTTTGATTAAGGGTACAGTAGGCCTGGCTGCGGGGGCACTTGATCCGTCAGGCGTATCCGCAAAAGCCTTGAAGGGCGCGCTGGGCCAGTTTGACGATGACGATGACGAATAAAGGAAACGCATAATGGCTTACGAACAGTTTATGGATCAAGAGATCACCAACGCGGCGGGAACTTCGACAATCAAGCTTAAAAAAGGCGGTATCGCCGAGATTGTTAAGCATGAAGACGAAGATAAGGTTGGAACCGTTTATGCTCCCGGCGATGACGCCTATGAGTTTATTCGTGAGCAGATTCAAGGCCTTACCAACAACCTTCTTCCAGCCAACCAGCTTGATGGTAACCGGACGTATGCCGTTAGTGGCAACTACAGCTACATCGGGAATCCTGACGGAACGGTTGATTGGGTCTCTGGGACCGCCAGAACCCCATCCGGCGCCATACGGAGCGCTTCTCCTGATAATCCAATAAAAGTCTCGAAAGGGACGGCGGGCTACAATGAGATTGTCGCGGAAAACTTCGGAAGTCCCACCAAACTCCAACAGCAGACCCAGCCCGCAGTTGATCAAGGTGACTTGAACAAAGCCCTTGGACCCGTTGGAGGGGATGCAGCAGCAGAAGAAGAAGAAGTAGCCGAGGCAACAGGGGTAGCCGAAGATGGCCGTCCGGGAGCTTTGGTCACCGAGCGGCAACGGGCTCTCGATAAGCTCTTTCGCCAGGCAAGAAGGGGCGAAATATCTGAAAGGGCCGCTGCGGCTCTTCGCGGTGGGATGATCGCATCGGGCATCGCCGTAGAGACCCAGAGAGAGACTGATACCTCTGATCTAAAGCGCGGCTACATCGATGCTATTGTCGATTTGCAAGACAAGATGCAAGCGCTTGAGGCCGCAGAGGGTGAACAAGCCGCCAAGCTACACACCGATCTAATGAAGACCGTTGCTACCGTCGTGAATGCACGAATGGCGGCGAGCGGTACTGTCAGCGCGGCTAAAGCCAGAACCTTTGGCACTGAAATCGCTCGGCTGGGAAAAGAGCGGGAGAAGCTTGACAAAGCGTTCAGCATGACTGCATCAGACGATAAAAATCTTGCCGCTAACTATGGTAAAGAAATCCGTAGTGAGATTGTAAACGCTCGGCAACCCGATGCGAAGCTCGCAGATGTCACACGCCTTTTAACCAACCTGGATAGCCGATTAAAGCAAAGTATAGCCGAAGACAAGATTCGGATTATGCGCCAGTTTGCTATCGATTCTGGGGTTGAGCTTGATAGTTTTCTCGATAACTATTTAAGGACGGAGGGAGCTAACACAGAAACCGTTAAGAACATCCGACAGTACGTGGTAGAAGCCGACGACAAGATAGTGGAAAGCAGCGAGAGCTACCGCGAGCTTCGAGGGCAGGCGGAAGCAATGGCTGATGATATTGATGCGTTGGGCGTTGGAGAGGGGGGCCAGGTCGCCCGACTTTACGCTTCCCTCCTGGGCATAAAACCAGGAGAAAGCGTAATCTCTTCCCCTGAAGTAGCTGATGAACTCGGGGCTGTGTCGCAGTCGCTCCAAGACCAGATTGATCAGTTCAATGCAGCTTTAGAGGCAGATCCCACAGGCGTTTCTTCTGCCCAAATCAAAGAAGCCATCATGGGGACTTCCGAGTTTGAGGCGTTCAAGGAGGCCGTGGACCCGACTGGCCTTCAGGACCCCGACAGGTTGTTCAACCAGTACCGTGGGCAAGTGCGGCGTTTGAGCCGTACCCAAGAAAAAGCGGCAGGTACTGGCAAAGCCACACGGGAACTCGAAAGAGAGAAGAAGGCAGAGAAGGGCTACGAAACAGAGACCAGAGGACAAGCTCTCCAGAAGCTCTTCTTCCCGAAGAAGGCCAAACCAGTCGCCACAGCGGAAGGGGTTGAGGAGGTCGCGGAGGCAGAGATAGCACAGGAAACCCCAGGAGCAGAAGTACCAGCGGAAGAGGCTGTTGTAGATACTTCTACTCCCGCTGCCGCTCCCACGGTGGTTGAAGCGGAATCCCCAACTCCTCGGGCAGAAACGGAACCGACTATTGCGACTGGGGCCGAGCAAAGAGTCGATCAAGCGGAGAAACGAGCGGGAGCGATTCGGCGTATTATGGAAGGTACCCGGCGGCGGCTTGCAGACATCCTAAAAGGCAAGGATGCAGGCCCCGTACCGCAGAGGTACAGTACCGGAGACCCAGACCGTTTCAAGGGGGCGATAACTGATGAACTTGATCTTATAGGTATACCAGCGCCGGATCGACCGATGCCGGGGCGTATAAGTAGCGACCTTAACCAAGACTGGCTAAAAGCGCAGAACACCACACCAAGACAGGCGCAAAGGGAAAGAGAACCCACGACAGCAGAGTTAGAAGCTGCCGCGTTGAGGGGCCCCAGACCCCTGGGGAAGTAGATGGCAGACGCCGAAGCTAAAAAAACTGAAGAGGAGGCTCCTCCTGAAGAGCCCAAGAAGAGGGCAAAAAAGAAGTCGTCGCTTTCGTTTACCCGAAATCTTGCGCGCTCCATAACAGAGCCTGCAATCCAAGGTGTTTCGTTTGAAGTAGAGAAGCAGCTTCGCAGTCGAGGGCTTGGCGTTTTTGAAGAAGACCCCCTCTTTGGGCCAACCAAACAAACGGCCCGAGAGGCGACACGGCTTCAGCAGCCCCTACTCTTGGCGGCTGGGGACAAGCCCAGGGGGCAGGGGCTTTCTGCGCCTTTAATGCCGCCCACCATCAAGCGGGCTTTTGAAGAAGTAGGCTTGGCCGATGCTATCCCACAATGGCGGGAGGAGTTTGGGCAGCACGCCGAGCATATGGCACGTGACCATGAGAAGGTTGCGGCTATGGTCTCTTCCATCAACAGGAGTGACAACTACCGTAATCAGTTGACGAGAAAGCTCGAAGCCAATGAGTTGAGCGAAGGCGGGAAGATCCGCGCCCAGATCGCTTTGGGGCTGTACGAGGGCCTTAAAGACAAGGGGGGTTTACAGGGTGTCCCTGCGGGGCAAGTCTCCACCCTTCTCGAATCTGCTTACTTGGAAGAGATGAAACTTGGCCCAAAGGGTGTGCGGGTCTCGCTTTTGAATGATCCCGAGACGGGCCGTCCCCTCATCAACGTCCCCGAGATTTTTAACGCCCTCCAGCAGTCATACCTTGATGAGATTGTTCGAGAGCGCGGTCCAGGAACAGCAGAAGACCGTGCTGAATACCTAAAAGAAGCTACCCGAGAGGCTGGGCGGGACATCTTGCGTGCGGCTGGTGCGAGCCGTAACGTTGCGTTCTTTGATCCTTTAGACCCCAAAGAGCTTAAAGAGATCGCCGAATCTCCTGGTCCTATCCGGTCGATGAAGGCGTTCTTCCGACGCAGAACAGATACAGAACCCTTCTCCCCCCGCCTGAAAGACCTGGAAAGAGAGTCCCCGCTCGACTTTGTTTTCCGCATGGGGCCGTTCGACTATGCCGCTCCACAACTGAAGTTGGTGCGTGAGTATCTTGAAGAGAACGACTTTGCCGATGACCCTGTAGCTGTAACGATGGCGTCGGTCTTCTCCTTCGCTCCTCTGGGCATTAGCGAAGGCGCTCTACAGCGGCTTGGTTTTACACCGCAAGATCAAGTGGAAGCGTATCTCGAAGGCCCGCTGTTCATGGAAGAGGGCAGGCAGTTCCTCGCGATGTGGGCGAAAGAAGCTGCATTGGCAAGAGGGGACACCGAGTCTCAAGCAGAACACGTCAAAGAAACTGCATTAGACAGTAAGATCACCACCGTAGCTGCGTTCCTCCCCTATATGGTGGAGCCTGATGCGATCACCGTAGGGCTGTTGGGTGCGGGCTACGGCGCTTCGAAAGCGTTCAAGAATCACCGCACCAGAAAGCTCCAAAAACAGCAAGCACAAGTCCGTCGAATCATCACTGAATCAGAAGATGCTGATGCAGCAATGCGGGCGTTGAAAAAGCTTGATCCCGTTCTGGGTGAGCTTTACAGGATGCATGTGCTCCAAGATACGGGGCAGCTACATGCCAGGGCTGTAGATACGACAGCCGAGGGCCTGGAAGCACGACAAAAGCTGCGTGACAAAGCGTTTGAGAATCTCGAAGAAGGGACCAAGACCTTCTTGGGCAAGTTCTTTAGGGACGAGGACCTAAACGCAGAAGAGATAGCAGCAGGCATTGCGGCATTACGGAGAGAGCCTGCGGATAAGATTGAAGAAGCGCTTGAAGCAGTAAGGGTCGATTTCACAGATTCGATAAGCGCTCGCGCAAAGCTAACAGCAGACATCAAAGACGCGCGTAAAACAGAGCGGGAAGTTGAGGGAGACTATTACCGGCTTGTTGATCTGCTCGATCGCAGAAAGGGAGCGGAGAAGGGGTTCGAAGGCGCCGTAAAGCGCACGATTACTGAACTCACACCTCAAGACCAAGCCCTCTGGGCTATCGAAACGCAACTTCAACAGTTGCTTTCAATGAAGCGTTTCTATGGCCAACTTACTCGGCGTGGCATTGATGAGGCTGAAATCAACCGCGCATTAGAGCGTATGGAGTTTGCTTATGATGCGCCTAAAGGGGTCAGATCTCCGAAGGGAGTCGGAGTAGGGCATCCGGGTGAAGGAGCAACTGCGCTCCTCAACCCCCTGGGCAGGTCCATTGATGAGCTTACAGTTCCTGAACTTAAAGCCATCCTCACAGATGAAGGCATTTCGTCCTCGAAAGCAAACAAAGCAGAGCTTGTACAGAAAGTTCGAGACACCCTGGGCATTACACAAGGCCGCGCAGACGAGATCATTAAGGGGCTCGATGAGCGCATCAAAGAACTCCAGAGGCATCAACAGGATGCTATCAGGACACTTGGGCCCGACAGAACTGAAAAGATTAAAAAAGCCCGCGCAAAGCTAAAGAAGGCTGGTGAGGACTACATCACTGCAATGCGTCAGCTTCCATACGGGTCAGAGACGCGTTTGACGACGTTGCCCGAAGAAGCAGCAAGGTTGGCTCAAGTACAGGCGGACCTTGCTCGGATGGCTCCGACTTTAGACCGTCAGATCGTAAACGCGTACACCATCTATCGGGCATATGACCCGACAGCGGCATCGAAGACGCTTCTCCGAGGGGCTCTCCGCGCAACGGGTACAGCAAAGGGCGCTAAAGCTGTTGCGATGTCTGATACTGTTCAAGCGGCAGCAGAAGCTTTGCAAGCCTCTAATAAGCTTAAAAAGCTACCCGACATTCTTCGGACCACTGACGAAGAAACGAAAGTGATTGGGAAGCTTCTCGCTAAAGCGATCAAGCAAGAAGGGCGTGTAGTAAAGGCCCAGAGAGCAGCGGATTGGCGTGAGACAGTCACGCGAGTTGCGGACCGCATCGATGCAGACTTGGCGAAGATCGGCGGAGATTTGGAGAAGTATGTACGGCGTCAATCCAACTTGGATAAAGAAGGTCTGGAACGCGGTGTACGCGAAGCGGTAGGAGACATCAGCCCGAGGCTTACAATGGGGCCTGATGGGGTACCGATTCTAACCGTCGAGAACTTCCGGCTCATGGAAGCAGACTTGGTTCGGCGTTTTGGGCGGGATGCTGTAGACTTCGCATTCAGGCGTTCTGGAGCGGCCTCTGACGCCCTTTCTCGGGCAAAGAGGGGTAAGACGGTCACCCTTGCTTCTGAAGAGCTTGAGGAGCTACAGACGACGCTGCCGAGAGTGTTGTCCGCTATGGCTATCCAAGATGCCCAGGGTGGTGGCTACAATAAGGCCATCTCGGTTCTCCGTAGTCAGGCGCAGGCTCCCATTAAGGATATTCGTGGATGGTTCCGCAGGAACACTGAAAGGTTTCTCCGTATGTGGGATCCCTTTCACGGTCGTGTTGGTGCTGCTTCTGCTGATGTGAATAGGATTCTATCGGCTTCAGAGAACTACACGAACCAACTGCGTGAAGAGCTTGTTTTGCTCATTCGACAGGCGGGTAAAGATCGTCTGCCAGACGACGAGTTTGTTGGAAGGATTTCCCAGTATTTCGATGGGGGGAAATCTCTTCCTCTCCCAAATGGCCGTCACACCATCCTCAACACGGGTACTTCTCTGTATCAACGCTTTAGGCGGCAAGTGATCGGGTCGAAGGCTTTAGATGAAGCGAGCGAAGATGATTTAGCTACAGCAATCTTCCGGGCTGAATCTGGTACGGTAAAAGACGATAAAATACAAGGACTCGCAGATGAGGTTGATCCAAGTGTTCTTGGGTTTTCACGCGCTTGGTTGCCTGTAGATGTTGAGCTTTCCGGGAATGCGGGCCGAAAGCTCGTAGCGGCACTTTACCGAGAAGCAGAAAAAATCATAAAGAAAACCGATACGTTTGAAGAAGCTGTCAAAGCCATGAAGGGGAGAACAGGGGGGATACTCGGCAGTGCAGATTCCCGTCTCGGGCGTGGGTACGCGTTCTCGGCTTATGCCGTGGGTCTCGGGGCAACGAAGGAAGCGGCTATTCCGCTGGCTCGGGGCGCTTCTGGCGGTCACTTGACTCCAGAGGAGATCGCAGATGTAAATGCGTTACTCGGGGGTAAACACGGGTACAAGGACATTAAAGATCTCGACCGCGCTCTAAACATCCTCGAAGAGATGGGTCTTCCGCTTACAGAGACTTCTATTGCAAGAACAGCATTTGGTAGTGAGGTTGGAAAAGCAGGGAGCGCTTCGAAGAAACTCGTCCGCCTGGGCACAGACAAGAGCGGACGAGATGTCTTTACACTATCTACCGTTCGCGATGAGATCAACGCTTCTTTGAATGGGTCTATCAAAGAACTAAACCGCATGACGAGCGGGGCGGAGAAGACTGTCACTGATTGGTTCGGGGGCGTCCTAAAGGCGGTGAACAGCCTTTGGAAACAGAGCGCAACCACAGGGCTCATTATCCCGAACGCTGGGTACATCACCTATGTCCGTATCGGCGATATGAGCCAGTTGTACATGACCAATGGCGGTAAGTTTGCTGCCCGTGTCACACTTCGGAATGTCTGGTCAGACATCCCATGGATCGGTCGTCCCCTTCAAGATCACTACCAACGAGTGGCGAATAAGACAGGTAAGCCTGTACTGCGTTCAGGAATCGAGACGGCATTCAATCCGCATGTCAGTGATCTCCTTTCTGGGGAAGCAAAGTTCTTCCGCCTGCCCAGTGGAGAGTTGGTCGAGGCCGACTACCTACGCCGTAGAATGGTTCAAGACGGTATCATGGATACCTTCGTTTCTGAAGCGTTGGAAGCGACACTTCGGAATGTCGGGAAGGATATGGTCAATGGCCTGGGGCTACCTGCCCATCATGCCAAGCGTCTCTATACAGAGTGGTCAGCAAGTATCCGCGACTTCTCTGTTCAGACGCAGCAACGGCAGCGTGTAGGCACTTGGGCGCTTCATATTGCTGATGGCAAGTCTATACGAGAGGCTACGAAGCTTACTCAAGAAGCGTTGTACGATTGGGGACATGCTATTGCTAAATGGGAACAGCGGTCCATCGCCCAGCTATTCCCTTTTTGGCGTTACTGGCGTCTCTCGATGAACCAGACAATGAACGCGATGACGCAGCCTTTTATGAATCCGATGAAAGGGGACTATGCGAAAGCGCTTTATGGCAATACGCGCATGAACCGCTTCCGTGTCTTGGTTCGTAGTCAGCTTGACCTTTCTCCGATGCTTGCAGATCCCCGCACGCCCGAGGAGATCATGGAAGAAGAGGGCTACCGCGCTGCTCTGGGCAAGGCGCTTTACCCCAAGTGGGCATTCGGCCAGGCGCACCAGGGAAACGCAGCGTTAGACCTGTACAACCAAGAGTTCTACCGGAAGATCGGAGCAGGGAAGGTTACGCGCGAGATGAAGTTGGGGGCGATGTACCACGGGTACGACCAAGCTGAAACTTTCCTCCTCCCTATCATCGCTATGATGGGAACGGCTCTGGAGTTGAATGGCGAAACAGCAGCAGCAGAGGATCTATGGCAGCAGACTCAAGGCGTTGTGCTTGAAAAGCTCTTCCCGAACTATCGAGATCTGCTCGACCCCTCCCGCCAAAAGAATATGCCGAACGATTTGGTGAAGATCCGCCCAGCAGAAGCTTGGATGATCGAAAGGTTTAATGCAATGCCAGGCCCAGGGATGGAAGTCTTCCGAGATCCAGAAACTGGAGAGTTTAAGGCAACCGCCCAAACCCGATTTATCCTACGCAACTTGCCTGTCATTGGGATGGAGTTGCCCCGTTTGCTGAACGCAGCTTACTTCAAAAACCCCGAAATCCAACGGGATGTATCCGAGGGCGTAAAGAAGTTTATGCTGGAGTACACACGCTTTACGCGCTCGTATCAGTACAATCCAGATGAGCAAATGGAGTATACAGCAAAGCCAAGCGTGAAGTCTTTAAGTGCATTAAAGAAGCGCGTAGGGTATCTTACTCCCGGTCAGGCGGGTTTCGACCAATCCGAGTAGACCTTCCCACTGAAACAGGCCATAGCGCCTGCTGAAATCTCAAGAGGAGACTGAAATGCGGATCAAACAACGCCAGGTACTGCCAGGCATCGACAAAGCTGTATCCCAGGCAACGAAGGTTTACGTTGCTGAAGCTTGTGCTGCGAACGATATTCTCGTCGCTACGGGAACCAAAAACGGCTTTTTGAGCGTCGTTAAGGCATCCAATGTGGATATTACCAAGTGCCGTGGACCCCTCTTCGTCGCTGATTTTGCAGCCGCACTTGGCGATTACGTCGCTGTTGCGCTGCCCTGGAAGTTGGTGACTGGTGTAAACACCGCGAGTAATGCCGTAGGCGATGCTGTGTGGTTGGGTGCGGGCTCCACAAGCCTGACTGTTCCGGCTACTGTTGGGCTTACGAACGGGACAGCGGCCTTTACCTTAGTCGGTTTTCATATTCGAGTAGGGCGAGTTGTCGAATCACACGCTTCTACGGGCGCGTATCTACTCCAACCCTCTACACCTTCGGTTCTGGCCGGTTCTGTAAAACGTACTGGCAGTAACAGTGCTACCCTTACGGTTACTGGACTTGGTACAACTCTTGCGGGCGCCCCCGTTGTTGCTTTGAGTGAAGGGGACGGCACTACTCGTCATGTCTTGTATGGGTTGGTCAATGGAAGCGGCAATCTGGTGATTACGCTGAACAACGCAGACAATACAGATGAAGTCTCTTTCATGATTCATGCCTAAACAGTGCGTCGAATAGGAGGTCAGTATGGCCCAAAATCGCCGTACCATTTTTCGCAGATCAGGCGCAGTAACAGGCGCTAATGCTGTAGGAGATGCTTCTCCTGACCAACAAGTTATCCAACTTGGAAGTAAGGCTGAAGCCTGGTTTCTGCTTGCTGTTAGATTCAAGCGGTCGGCTGGTAGTGCTGCAAACTACCAGCTTCGTGTCCGAACAACCGCAGGAGGGGCCAGTGGAGACATCAATGAAATCTACACGGGCTCTTCTACAGCAGTTGCCACGGCGACGAATGATGTAGCAGACCAACCGATTCCGTTTGATACAGACTCAAACGGTCGTGTCTACTTCAAATCGGGCTTTGATGGAAGCAGCACTGACAATGCTTACGACTATATTCTCTGGTTTGAGAAAGCGGTAGGCTCGTAATGGCTGATCCGCTTTTCCCAAAAGCGAATCGTGCTTTCCCCGAGTTCTTTGGAAGAGCCGGGGGGGCTACACCTGCGCCAGCAGACGCAGCCGACTATTTGAATACGTCGAATGCAGACTACTCTGTAGGCTCCGATGTCACATGGTCTGACTCTGGTGCTGATGACAATGTGATCTCGATGGAGATCGGTACGAACGCTACAGCCGCGAACAAGCCAAGTAATAACTTCGGCACCAAGTTTTTCGACACTGGGACAACGGTTGCAGATCTACCCGGTCTTCGTATGCAGTTTGATCGAGTAAGTTCACCAGAAACGAATCAGTCGCAATGGCCTGTGGTGGTGGTTGGGTTCATTTGCGTACCTGCATCGACGACTCCGGCATTCACCACACACAGTGCTTTCTGGATTGCTGGTAAGTATGCCTTCACGTCTGATGCTGATACGAACGGGCATAGCGTCCGCAGCAATGACCAGACATACAGTTGGCAGACGGTTCAGATGGATGACAGCGCTCCAACGAACTACCAGTTCAAGCAAGATCTAACGGTAAATATGTGGCAGCGAATGTCTCACGCAGACGGCACCGCAGGGTCGATTGGTGTGGGGTATTGGCTCGGTACGACCAACTACCCAGGCAGCGGAGGTGGGGGTACGAACCTCTATACGACCACGAAAACCGGGTTCACCACGCTAACTGCAACCGATAAAATCTACTCGTTTATTTCAGCGGGTGCGTACTCTGGTGGTTCAGGAACTCGCACGGTCACTGGCCGTCTTCGGGTCTACGTGAAGAAATGAGCAAGCTTTCAATCAAAGTAGGCGTCAATACCTATGGTGGGTATGGCTCCGCGAGTGGAAGCCAACAGACTATCCGTCGTTATATTACGCAATGCGACAACTCCGGCGGAATAATCTTTATCGACGACGATGAAGTGACACTCGCACAAGCAGAATCTACATTCTCTTCTTCTTTAGACTCCGTTGTTGCCGACGATGTTCGGGTGGAAGAGCTTGATTCTGGTTCTGGCATTCCAGGAATGATTACTCTCGTATTAGTTTCGAGTTAGTCAAATGGCCGCACTGCGTAGGGGGAGCCGAGGACGGGCAGTCCGCAAGGTTCAACGGGCACTAAATGCTAAAGGGTTTGGACCGCTCACTGCTGACGGTGATTTTGGTAGACTTACCAAAGAAGCCGTCATTCAGTTTCAACAGAGCGAGAACCTTGATGCAGATGGACTGGTTGGCCCAGCGACAAGCGCAGCACTCTTCGCGGAACAGGAAGCCCCATCCCCGCCTCTCGAAGAGGGGCAGAGAGAACTTACACTTCTCCTCTCGGGCACCCTTCAGGCGCTTGCAGTATGCGGGGAAGCTATTCGCTGGCTGGGTGTCACAGAAGATCCTCCCGGCTCAAATCGAGTACAGGGATTAACAGAAGGCTACGCTGATTTCTGGCACATCGCCTACTCTGGGCAAGAGCCTGCGTACCCCTGGTGCGCGATTGCGGTAAGCCAGTGGATCCGAAAAGGGCTCAACTTGGAAGAGTGGTCTGCAACACCATTCGGAAAGTGGTTTGGGGGCGCCTGGCAGATCAAAGAATGGGGAGAGAACCATGGCTGTCTCTATGAGGCCACTTCCCACACTTCCCGTAGCGGAGAAGTTTTTCTCATGTCTCGGGCAGGGTCGTCGTCCGACCCTTCTCGGGCAACCCGTGCGGGTCATTGTGGTTTAGTCCTTGCGGATTTGGGAGATCGCGTCATTACCATTGAGGGTAATACTAAAAATGCAGTACGATCTCTTTCTCGGAAGAAATCGACTCTGGATTCGTTTGTAGGGTGGGAACCGTAATGGATACTGATCTTGCAGCATCGCTCATCGAATACGGTGTACTGGGTATGTGGACGATCTCCCTCCTCTGGAGAGATATGTCTCTTTCCAAACGTGTCCAAGCCCAGCAGGACGCTTTTCAGGAACAGCTTTCTGATATGGCAAAAGAAGCAGACGAGAAAGAACACGCTCTTCGAGATAGGTATGATCAAGTTATCGCTGATCAAGCACGCCAACGAGAACAGCTAATGGTAGACATCATTTCAAAGCTCGAACGGATGCAAGAAGACTCCGCCTCCACGTTAACTAAAGTGCAGGAAGGGCTTACTGCAATGAAAGAACGATACGCTGAAGAGCGAGCCCTCCGAAGAATCCGAGACCAGGGATAAACAATGGCACTGACTACTTCCCCGCGCGAACAAACGCGCTTTCCAAATGTCCTCATTTTGGAGAGTGTTTTAAACTCAACGGCGGTCTCTGATTTAGCGGGAAGACCTGCTGATGTGACTACGATTGACATCGACAATCAATCAAATGCAGCAGCGTTTGTGAAGCTCTATGATGCTGTAGACGCTTCTGTATCTAATGTCCCTGTAATCATCATTATGGTTATGAATGGAACACGGCGTGTCGTAGAACTACCAACCGGAGTTGCGTTCACGAAGGGAATAACCGCGCGTTGCGTAACTGCTGGGGGTACCGCAGGAACAGGCAACCCCGCAGGTGGTAACGTCGGCGTCTCCATCGTGATGCGTTGAGGTAAACAATGACTGCAAATCAAATCATTTTAGGCTCGAACATCTGTACGGATGTCATTGAAGATCTGACGGTAAATGCTACCGCACAGAACAATGTGACAGGAGCCGCAGCTACCCTGTTCGGCGCTTATATCGATAATACGCTGAACAGCACTGCGGTCTATTTGAAAATCTGGAACCACGCGAGCCCTACAGTCGGAACTACCGCCCCCGACTTCTCTTTCGCATGCCCAGCAGGGAAGGTCGTCCAGTACACCTGGGCAGGTGGCGTAGCGATGGGTGTGGCTATCTCTTACGCTTGCGTCGCTGAAACGGCATCCGTAGCGACTGGAGGCGCCCCTGTTGCTGGTGGGACCGCTGGGACTACGAGTCCAGCAAAAAACGTTACTATTAGAATCCTTGTCACATAGAAAGAGGCTGTCATGACTGCTAAAGTCGGTGGAAAGTTCTCTTCGGAAACGTTGCGAAGCCCTCAAGGACACGAGGCAACGCTTGCCGAGAAGAAGAAATATAAAGATTCCCTCGTAAACCAACGCGCTTCCGCAATACGAAGAGTGCTGGAAAAACATCGTAGCAAACCCAGCCAAGCCCAGTTCCAAGAATCTGAAGACACAGATACCGGAGGTCGATAATGTCTGAAAAACTCAAATCCCGTAAGTTTTGGTTCGCACTACTCGGTGCGATCCTTCCCCTTGTCGCCCAGGTGATGACAGAAGAACTTGCTTTGGCAGAAGCACTTCAACTCTCTGTTGGCATCTTGGGCGCATACATCTTCGGGCAATCCTATGTAGACGGACAGTCTGCTTTGCCCGCTGTTGAAGCCCCTACTGAAGAAGCTGCTGAAGAGCCTGCTGCTGAAGAAGAAGCTGCTGAAGAATGATTGAGTTCCTCCTCGTTGTCATCACGGCAATCGGTACACTTCTGATGAGTGTGATCCTCCGTAAGAAAGAGGACACACCCGAGGGCTTTGTTGTGCCCAAGGAAGTGACTGAAACGTTCGATACGATTGACGAGGAGGCGGAAGAAGCCCAGGAAGAGATAGAGGAAGCGCTCGATGGCCCAACCCCAGAAGACGATTTGGCGAAGCTCGGAAACCGGAGAAGGCGATGATCTTAATGCTCTTCGTCGCAACCTCCCTCGCCTCGGAAGTGCCTCCGAAGCCAGAAGTTCCGCTTCCCACTTCGAGTCAATGCACCCAAAACATCCCTCTTTCTCTGGGCAAAAAGGCCCCGGCGGAGTTGGTGAGCGCGGATGGCATGTTGAAGTGCGGCGCTATTGCGGTTCCGACAAGTGAGTATGCAGATCTTCTGTCTATAGAAGTGTGGGCTGACCAAGTTGCTGCACACTACGTAGAGCGTACCAAGCTCCTGGAGTTGGAGCTTGAATGGCACCAAGGAAGAGAGTTAAAATGGTGGCAGAAGCCGAACGCACAACGCGCTCTTGGATTTATTGAAGCTACCGCTATTCTTGGAGCCTCTGCTTGGCTCTACAGTAAGTTGGAAGACTGAAATGTCTGAAATCGAAAAAGCCCGCAAATCAGCCGCAAAAAAAGCTCTTTCCCCAGAGGAGCATCGTGACCGTGTACTAACAGAGCTTCGTCGGAAGCTTGAAGAAGTAAAGGCGGCTGGACTCTCCCAGCAAGCAAGCGGGCTCCAGATGGTTATCGATGATTATGAGGGTATGCTGGATAATAGCAGAACTCGTTCCACTGCTACCGAGCCCTTTGGAAGATCTGGTAAGGCGGCAACAGATGAGATCGCCATCGCAAGGGGTCAGCCCGGATATAGGGAGGCTTGGGTTGAGGCTTATAAGGATAAGCTAAAATCGAACTATAAAACGCCTTCTCACCTCCGATGGCCTTCTCCTCGGGAGATAACCCGCCAAACGGGCCAAGACCCCGATCATTTATTGAGAGCGTTAGAGGCTGGTGGGGTTGAATCGCTTGCTGGGGCAGACGCACGGAACGCTGCTACTATGGGTTTCTTGAGAGACCCAATCTCTGATGTACCCGCCCAATCACGCGATGCTGTACTAATCGCACAAGCTTTTGAAGAGGCTTTGTCTAAAGCAGAAGAAGGAGACGAATAATGCCTGAAGGAATGCCCCCCGAATCCTACGCTGGACATGAGATGTTCGAGCGCGCAAAAGAACTCTTCTCTGGGCTTGACGAGGAAGGCCGAATGGCTGCCCGCGCAGGCGTTGAGGTTGCCCTGAAAGAGGGCGAATCAGAAGAGATGGAAGAAAGTCCACCGAACGACCATGGCGAGATGGCGGTTTCTGAAGAAGGCGAAGGGGAAGAGTCCCACGGCAAAGAGTTAGAACTCCCCCAGGGGACGCCGATGATGATCGTCATCCGCAAGAAAGCGGCTCATAAGGCGTGCCCAAGTGGCGACGGACACTAAAAAGATTGCAGATCAAGCAGTCGCGATAGCGTCTTCGATGCAAGAACGCGGAGACATCGCTCCGGGTAAAGAGGCCAAAGCGAAGAAGATCCGTTTCTTGATTCGAGAACTACGAAATAAGAAACGATAAGATCGAAAAAGATACTGCTGCTATGGAGAAGAAGAGACTTCTTCGAGAAGCGGTATAGGCGTCACCGATGCCTTCTCGTTTGATCTTATAGTCGAAGTGCTCTTTTGGGCTCATCGAAGGGAAACGCTCGAAGAAGTCGGGACACTCCCGCTTCTCATACACATAGCCCTCGGTCAGTCGAGTCTGATACCAGAGACAGCTTCCTGCCCACATCTGTTCGTGATGGTTTTTGGGGTATGTCTCCCACAAACCGCATCGACCGCACCTCGCCATTAGTCATCCTTGCTTGGCTTCAGGCCGTAGTGATCTTTGTACCAACCCTTCCCCTTTAGGATGAAGCTTGTAGCGCCGATAATCTTCCGCATATCAGTGTGGTGGCAGACCAAGCACTCCTTTGGGCCAGGAGCGTCAAAGCTCTCCAGCTTCTCTACGATTCTCGCGCAGTGAGAACAACGGTATTCATAGATGGGCATCATTTCCCCAATAGGTACTTCACACGGCGGCTGCCCTTCTCGGTCAGCACCAATCCGTTGGTTGGATAGATTAAAAATGCTCGGGTGATCTCACTCACAGCAATTTCAAGCGAGTGCTGTGATCTACCAGGAATAGCCTTCTGGAGTTGAGCGTAAGTCGTTGGCTCACTCCGCTTTAGGAGATGCTGAAAGATACAAAGCCCTACTGAAGACACCTTTGGAAGCTCTTCTCTCTTCAATGCCTCTTTCCTGGGCAAAAGGTGGGCGGGGCGTCCTGGCAACAACATCTTGTAACGACGAAGACGTGCTGCGCAGGACCGCGCCCAGTGGAGATTGTAACCATCGAAAGCCTGCAAATCATTCAGTTCACGAATGGTAATGCCTGGGTCTGTATAGGCCCAAACAAGGAGCAAGTCTTCCATGGTATCGGCCATTAACCAACCTCTACATACGTCCACTTACTGCGTGGGCGCCCTTTCGGCCTAATCGTAGACATGATGATGACCTGGCATGGACAGTTCTCCATTGCCGCCATCGTCTTCCCAAGCATATCAGTATCCCACATCCGGTCATCCATAACGATAACACCAGGTGTTTCAGATTGATCTGCAAGGGCTGCCCCCATCGCGGCGATAACCCTCGCTTCCGTACTGCCCGAGAGGGCGGTATGGAAACCATCGGGACGCACAAGGCCAAACGCAATGCTCCCTGTTACCGCGTTGATCTTGAACAGGTCGTTACCTGCCATGAACTCGTTTACCGCAACCTCATAGCTTGAAAGCGGCTCTTCCATCAGTTCAGCCAGGACACGCTTTAGGTCCTTCTCTACAGCGGCATAATGCTTTGCCTCGCCTTCGGATGCCGTAGCGTTGTTCTTCGCGGCTCTTGCCATGTCATACAGCGCACGGTTGGAGATGACGGTTTCAATCTCCTCCTGCACCTCACTGGGCAAACGCATAATGCGTAGCTCTTCCTGGGTTCCAAGCTCTTTAAGCATGGTCGTGATGTGGGCTAACTGGCGCTGGTCGTCAGATTCCCGCGCATCTCGGTAAAGGTTTTTAAGCTTTCCAAAACGCTTGCTTTGCTCCAGTTCAACCCAGAGGCTGTTGAGCGCATCGTTTGAGATATATGCAATACCGCTAAAGGTGCCCAAGAAGGCTGTTGAACCCTTTGCGTTTGCTGAATGCTCACGCTTGAGTTCGGCTGCTTTAATGATCAGAGCGGGGAGATTAACGGTGTCGGCGCTAATGCCCAGGAGTTGGTCGATCGCTTCTCGATAGCGGTGATTGATGCGCCCATCCAACTCCTCTCGTTTGGACTCACCGACGAGCCATTCATAGAAGAAGGTGCGGATACCATCAGGGCTGCCCGCCAGGACGTGGTGTAGTTCCGCTACTGGTAGGCAGACTCCGTTAGCTCCGGCACGGTTAGGGCGCGAACCCTCTTGCATAGACCAGCGGGCGACCCCGCCATCTGTGAAAGTGGCTTCCGCGAAAACACCAGCCTCTTCTCCAGGCCGAAGAGCGTCGAGTTGAGAACCGCTCTTAACGGTTTTCGCACGCCACAGAAGTCCCCAAGCAGAGCCTGAAAGAGCGAGTTGGATCGCTTCAGCGATACGGCTCTTACCGCTCTCGTTTGGTCCGACGAGGAGGGTGTACTGACCAAGTTCTGTAGCAGCGCGATGGCCTTTGATATTGGTCTCTACTTTTTGTACGTGGTTCATTTTGTAGTCTCCTGTTTCCAGTACATCTCGATTGCTCCTGCGAAAATCGCAGAAGGTCGAGTGCGTTCTGTTCGCCATCGATAGATCGTGGTCGAACATGGGTGGCTGTTTCCAGGGAAGAAGCTTCCCATACCGACAGCAATTTGTTCGTCGCTATACCCAGAGTTGTGCAACTCGGTAAGCATCTTTAGGCAGGATGGTTTCATTGTATTACTCCACAAGAAGGTGATACCCAGTTGTCCAATCATCTGGGTCGGACACTTCGATCTGCGTCACTTTCTGGAGTGACTGATCGCGGTCCCAGGTAAAAACAGGGCGCCCTGCTTCTAAAGCAGATTGAACAATGCGAGCGGTTGCACGCCCACAATAGCGCCCAGGGATAACAAAGAGGTTGTATCGAGGTTTACGGGTAACAGCGTGAATCGCAGTCGTTGTGCTCTCTGCCCACTCATCCCAATCTCCTCGGAAGTTTGTGTCGTAGTCCTTTCGCGCTGCAACGATTTGAGCCCCTGTACTCCCCCGTTGGGTGAAGAGGTCTGACAGTTCGAGTACCGCTGAAAAGATACCTCGCGTAGATTCAGATGATGGGTGTGCGTAAAATACTCTCATACTTCCTTCCAGTTCATGCCAATCTCCGCTTCCGCTGTATAGAGGATTCGGGGATTAGTCTTACGTTTACGGGTCATGGTTTCGGTTAGTTGTTTGCAGACTTCTTCTGCTCTCTCTTCGGGCACCTCAAACACCAGCGAATCGTGACACTGGTTGACGAGGCCCAGGTTGTTCTCGAAGTCAAAGGGAAGGACATCGCCTCCCCCGATTCCTTCAGTCGACGCACCCTCTTCGCCCAAGACAAGTTCAAGCATTGCTTCGTGTACAAGCGCCGCTCCACCTGCCTGGATGGGGTGGTTTACCAGTTCGTTGATCTTCTCTTCGTCCCTGAAGTCTCTGCGGCGTCCCCACAGGGTGTCGCCAATGAACCCCTGCCTCCTGTAGAGAGACTGCATAGAACGCCACCAGCGGGGTATCTCGGGGTCAGCACGCTCCAATCCGCGTACAACCTGCCGGATGTCCCGCTTCTTCAGGTGGGCATAGACAAGCTTTCCATTCTCATCTTCTGCGCTGATGACCTGTTCGTGAATCCTGGGCACGGCTGCGGCATACTGCCAGGCATACCGAACGTTCTTGGTGATACCCCGCATAGACTTGAACGTGCCTGCGCCTTTCTTCTTCCTGTCTTCGGGCGCACCATCCATCTCCCAGACGGCTGCACCGTAAACCATCTCCATGGTTTCGTTATGGGGGTCATACCCATCAGCGAAGGACTTGAGAAGACGCTCGGCGTTTGCCTCTTCTGCAATCAGCCGTAGCTCAAGCTGATCCATATCCGCGCCCACAAATACGTGCCCTTCTTCGGGAATAAACAGGTCCCTGAAGTCGTAAGGAATGTTCTGCGCGTTTGGATCTGATGAAGAGTATCTACCTGTTGCTGGCAGGCGATTGTAGGAAGGGTGTACGCGCCCGCCTCGGAGAACTATTCCCCTTCTCATCGTGCCCCCTGAACCATACGTTTCAGTGATGAGACGAAGCGGACGCAAGTATGTCCCTAACAGTTTCCCGTATCGGCGTACCAGCCTGATGGATTGGAGGAAGCGGGTCTTCTCTTCTTCCAGGCCATAGTCGGTGATCATACGACGGAGCGAGTCGTCGTCGGTGCTGGGGTCTCCAGTCTTCTCGTTGTATTTAACTGGCGAAAGGCCCCAGGAAGAGAAGAGGAGATTGCGGAGTTGGTGCGTTGAGTTTGGATTGAACTCTGCCCCCGCAATCTCCTGGGCAACTCGCGTCTCTTCGATAAGCTTTCGCTCAAACGCGAACTCCCGCTCTCTGGCCTTCCCCAGATCTACCCGTAGGCCGAGACGCTGCATCCCAGCCCCAATAGATTGGAGTTTGTGTTCGCACTCCAGAAGGTGCCACTGATCCCGCTTCTTCACCTGACGCCCAAGAACAGGCGCAACGCGGGCTGTGACACAAGCATCCTTCGCACAATAAATGTAGAGTTCTCTATCTGTTCGAGCCGTGGTAGCTGTGTGATCAGCCTTCCATGCCTCGGTGAAGTCTGTATAGAAAGAGCCGACAAACCCGAGATTGTGCGGCATCTCATTGTCTGTCAGTAGATGCAGCAAGATGGTATCGGCAGCAAGCTTGGGGGTAACTCCGAGGTACTGCTCCATCACAGTACGGTCGAACTGCCCTGCGTTATGCCCAACAACAGGGACAGGAGGCGAAGTAAAGAATGCTCGGAGCATCTGCTTCGCCTTCTCCTCGTCTTCCCTGCCCAAGAAGAGTTGTCCTTTGATCGACAGCACTGGCCATACAACAGCATAGCTATCGTTACTGATGCCGATACAGCGTAGGTTTGCGGTAAGGCTGATCTTATCGTCGGTCTCAACGTCGTATGCGACTGGGAGGCCCATGCTCTTAAACTGTTCCAGCGACGCTTTCAGTTCGTCCAAGCTACGCAGGAGCTTGATTTCAGGGTCAACCCACTTCAGAGTGCCCGAGAAGAAGCGGAACGCTTTCCGAATGTCGTGCTCGAAGACAGGCTGCCATTTCGGGTTCCGAAGTACAAAGTCTGGGTGAATAGTATACGCCACCTTGATTACGCGGTCGGGGTCCCAAGGTGCGCGAATCTCTTCGCACGTACCTCGAAGACGCATCACAGATGGAGAGCCCCCACGTAGGGCGGCAGCAGACTCTTTCCCCAGGCAAAGGAAGTGCGTGAACTTTTTGATGTTCGCGTGCAACCTCGGCTTACAACACGCTTGCGGCGTCATCCATTCAGATTGCTTGTCTCGTCTGCGCTTGCTGTTCTTTCGCCCAAGTCGGAGCATGTAGCCTGGGAGGTCGTTGTTTGTTGGTCGGCAGGCGATGGCATTATCGATACGACATTCGTTTCTATCGATGCCGACTGCCTCCAACGCGCGCTGTAGTTCGTGGCCGCCTGGTCCCACGAATGGGCGCCCCACGGACACCTCGCTGCCTCCAGGCGTCTCACCAATAATCGCCACTCTGTCATCGTCATGCTCCTCGCAATCGACGGGTATCCATTCGCCCTGCGTCTGCAAATCAGTATGCAGGGGGCACTGCTGGCAAAGGGGTTTCATGTGTGTGGTCCATGAAAAGGTGGAGACGGGGCCGCCTGTAACTATGCCTGTACAGATGACCCCGCCTCCGGGGTTTCTACCCCTTACTCATTGTCGAGTAGGAAGTCGAAGTCTGATGCGGATGAAGAAGCGGTAGTAGTGGTGGGGGTAGCCGTCGCTACCTCCTTCGGCTCTTCGATGGCGATGTCGGCCACGGCTGCTTGAGCAGCAGCGGGAGACCGTGCGGCAACCATCATTTCAAACTGCGATTTGGGGTAGAAGTTGTATCGAGGATAGCTTCCGTCGAGACGCTTACCTTCGGCGTCAAGTTCAGGAGCTTGGTAGTTAAAGAAGACCTCGCGGTTAACGAGCTTGTCCAAGATCTTATCGAGTTCGACAGCACCGGACAGCTTGTCTTCAGGCACTCCAGCAGAGACGAGGAAGACCTTGAGGAAGATCAAACCGCGCTCCAGGTTGAAGGACTCGCGGTGGCGAGTTCCATCTGTCTGGAGGTAAATATAAAGACGACCGGAATCGTCAAACGTCTTGTGTTCAAGGATGGTCGCTACGTGAAGCCCGTTGGTCAAATATCCAATCCGTGTGCTCACAGACCCAGTATCACTAAAATCAACTCGCATTGTTCTTACTCCATTGCGTTGTTGTTGGTTCATAGCTGCGATTACCCGCACAGCTAACGGGATTCAAAAAGCCCCTCTTCGTTAACGAGAGTCTCTACGAAGGTGTTGATCATCTCTTTCTCTTCATCTGTAAGAGATGGGGGGAACTCAAAGGTTTGGCCTTGCTGGGTAGTGATGTGCTTCATCAACCCCACAGCGCCGAACATCATAAACTGCATCTGCATTTGCTTGATGAACGCAGACATCTCCTCTTGGGAGGCTGGCTTATCCTCAAACAAGTTTGGCAGCGGTACTTCTTCTTTTTCCATTACCAGTTCTCCTCACCAGCGAAGAAGTTCTCTACTACATCTTGCTGGGCAGAGCGAAGGATCGCCCTATGAAGCGCGTCTTGCAGAGCCCAACGAATGTGGGACTTTGGTTTTGAGCCGTTAATCTTCTCTGCAATCTCTCGAAGGGGGTTACGCCACTCGCCCAGGTCCCCAGAGAGGATGGCTTTCGCGCCCGCTTCAGCCACTTTCTCCTGCCATTCCAACCCCTTGGGCCTCGGGCAATCAAAGCCTGCTTCCCGCAATCCCTCTGCGATGTTCATGGGGGACTCGTTTGGGAAGACAGACAGCCTGTCTCCGCTAATCCACTGGCTGCTTGGGCCAGTGTGAAACACATACTGCCAAGGTGCAGCCGTCTCATCATGTACAGCACGAGCTACCACGTCAGCGAAAGCGCTGAACTGCTCGGGTAGCTGCCCAGGTAGGTCGGGGCCTCCCCGGATGTATTTGCCTGAAGAAGTACGTTGCGGCCTTTCGTGGGCATTAAAGATGACGTGGATGCCATTCTCGGTGAGGTCGCGCGCTGC